TTGAAATACCGCTTTGCACATTCAACAAAGTCGTGCCAATCGTCGAACTTTGCGTCAACCAATTCATGAAAGTCCATCGCCATCATGGCGCACTGTTCTCTCCACTCATATTGGCCGCACCATTCGTCATGGTGAGGGAGCTTACTGCCAATCGGATCGGCATCTATTGCCTCAGAATAAACAATAGCGTCTGAGCAGTAGTTCAAAATATTGTCATCATGTTCTGGAAGGGTGAATTCACTAACTTCAATCAATTGATCTGTGTCCTGATAGGCATTGATAGCCATCTTCCAGTTTTTAGGGTCAGGGTCACTAGCACTGGGGTCGAGGTCAATATGAAAGGTTGACTTCTCTAGACCGTCATCGTTTACGTTATCTATCGACAAGACAGTGTCAGCGGGGAAGCCGTTTTCAATGGCTTCATGTAGTTGGTTAATCAATTCTTCTATTGTCATTTCTGCGTCTCCTCTCTTCCTTTTCCTTTAATCGGCGAATAGTTTCTTTCGTTCCTGGACCCCTGATCCATTTCTCAAGTAAATAAAATATGAACATCATGCCTCCTAGATATGAGACATTATTATATGGGGCTATCTAGTAGGAGTCAATATGCTCTATGAGAGCATTGATCGTGCCGGATTGGACTACAGGCTCAACCGCTTCGAGCCCGTGTTTCTTGACGTCCTCGGCCTGATCGCCAGAGAACAGGAAATAGTCTGTGCCTTCCGCCCGCATCCGACGGACGACCAACCAGACAGGAGCATCCGCATGTGTGGTAAGAAAACTTACCTGATGGGGACTAATTGTTACTTTGTTGGAGGTGGTGTTCTTCAGTTCGATTAGTTGAAATCGAGCTTTGGAGTCCAAGACCATGACGTCTGGAACCCCTTGCGACGCCCAACTCTCAAGCCGTGTTACTTTCCATCTTGGCATCTGCTTCGCTATTTGACGTTTCATGCTCGACCAGAACTGGCTCTCTGTCGATCTCCTCGTAATCGGCGTCTTCCGCTTCTGCTTCGATGGTTCTTCCCACGGTACCTCTAAGTTCTGCAATTGCTTTCAAAACCTCTTCTTTTGACATGCTGTCTATCGTTCCATGCCTGATTTCAGACTTATTGATGTAGATATTGCCATGAGCCTGACCTCGACGATACTCAGCCATGACGGCTGCGGAGTAGTTTTTGTCAGCAAAAGCAGCATCTCGAATCTTCTGTAGGTCACGCAGGTGCCGGCTAAAGTCTATGCCGTACTTGCGGTCTAATTCAGCACGGTATTGATTTATTGCTTTGACCACATGCGGACAAATAGCCGGGTTGGTCATCTCGTAGGCTCTGGTGTGAGCAGAGGATTCAGGATAGCCCGCGTTCACGGCTGCCTCTCTCAAAGTTATCTGGCCATCTTTCGACACCAGTTCTTTGACAAAAAGCTCCTGCTTGCGAGTAAGTGGGGAATCGGGAGTGACCTTGGGTCGTCCTGGCTTAGCAGGCTTCTTGTCAAGATCACGGTACTTTGGTTTAGCTAAGGCTGCGCTCTTCATGCCGCAGTAGTATATATAGCCAGAAAAATAAAAAAAATAAAAAAAAACTTAGACCCCCCTTAACGAGTTTTTGACCTAAGTTCTGTCTCTGTAACCTTTGTAACCGCAGTGTAACAACTCAACTCAGTAAATACGGGCCCTTCAGAGCCAAGTTACACGGTTACGCCGGTTACGGCATTTTAAATAAAAAATTATTTTTTTTATTTCTGGCTCTATATATAAAGGGAAAGTGTTTTTTGTAACGTTACCATGTGTCCTCGATCCATGTGAGGATCACAATCTCCTTTTCTTTGGCGCTGCACTGTTTGCATATCCTGGCCCGTGAGCCGTGGTTCACGAACACCAACCAGTCGTGCATTCCGATAGAGCATTTGACCTTGGCCCAGTGTTCGTCGCACCAGTCTAGTATTTCATTCATTGAGTTCTCCAAAAGAAAAGACCCGTATCGTGGGTCAGCCGGCTTGATCACCGCGGGAATCGCCATTCGGCTCAAGCTGCGGGTGTTGTTGGGGAAAATCAAACCGTAGAAAACCCCTACGCACCGCCCGCTGGCGTTAGAAATCGTTAGATTTTTGTTCCGCCCGTGGATTTTCCATCTTGGTATACGCCTCGAAGTCGAATTGGTTTTGGAGCCACAAGAGTAAGGGATTCCGGTCCACCCCAAAATCGGCTTCATGCGGTAAAACATAGACGTTCAAATGGGCCCAGGCCTCAGGTTTTTGTGGCAATCGGGCCAAATCTTTCCCCGTCGTCAACAGGGCATTGCAGCCACTCTGATAGGCGTCC